TTATATTAATGTTTCGATTTTACTAAAAGGTAATACAGTTCGCACGCTCCATAATTCTTTGATAATATTCCGCGGGATCTCTTCTTCGTCATAAAATGTGTTGTGCGATACAATTTTTAGCATGTCGGGTGCTGCCCCCTGCTTGATATATTTTATAATTTGAGCCTGTTCGGTTTCTATAGCATAGATATAGCCCATAGGAAACCATTCGTTTAAATCCATGCGCTTAATTCCGATCCAGTCCCGGTCGTTAATTCGATCGGCCATGCTATCACCTTTGGCCCGGATAATAGCATCGCAACCGTTAACCTCTGGTATAGCCAAGTACCCCACCGGGAAATGATTATCCCGATTCTCAATTAAGCTTGTCATTATACCGGCTGAAAATTCCACATCGTAGATAGGTACCTGGTTAATTTTCACTTCTATCATTTTGTATTCAACATCCGGTTCATTCAAAATATTTTTCGATTTAAACATATTTCCTTCACCAGTTTCAAGCCACCCCTTATTAAGGTTTAACTTTAATTCCAATAGTTGAACTATACCATCAACAGCATTTCGCCCGCGTTCTATATCGGATATAGATCCTTGCTTTCGACCCAAAAGTTCTGCAAATTCAATTTGAGACATTTTCAAATGCTCTCTTAAAATTTTAATTCGTTGATTTTCAATAGGAAGTGATTTTAACATACTTTTTATAGTTTAACTATTGTTAATATAGTTTTACTATATTATATTTGTCGTAACAAGTTTGATATATCAAACATAATTAATCAGAATGGCAATCACAACTATAATTAAGTTAAAACCAGAGGTAATAGAGGCGGTTAAAAAAGGCCTTGATGTAAAGAATAGGCTTCAATTTGAATTGAAGATTAGCTATCTCACATTACAACGCTGGTTGAATACAAATGATGATAAGCTAACCCGTGCGCAGGTTTTACAGATCATCAGCGAAGAGCTTAGTATATCTAAAGAAGAACTTTTAACTGAGTAATGTAATGTCGATGCATATAGCCTACATATCAAGCTCTAACAATGCAGAGAAGCCAAAACGCTTAACCGCACAGCAAAAGCTACATATGAAAGCGATACAATATTGCCCGAAGCAACGGCTTTATGAGCAGAGAAAGGTTGATAAGATGTTCGCGCCGGAAATGGCAGAACTGGAAGCATTAGAGAAAAAGTATTTAAACAAATAATATAAATCCTTAACAATGATCATGCACACATTAAAACACATTTTAACAGGGATGGACGGTTTTCAGTTAGCCCTTACAGTTGCCGAACTGGTAGCTACGATTGTAATTGCTTCAATCGTCATCAAAAGAATGGTTTTGAATATAAGGTACTTTATTGGACTGGGCGCAAAACGCTTATTTAAAAAATAAGCTATGGAACGCAACCGCTTTAAATCTGAAATTTCAGCAGAACAAGCTGCTGAGAATAGGGCTAACCTGATGGATGCATTGGCATCATTTGGGGTACTGATCGGTTTTATAGCTTTTGTAATAAAGCTGCTTTGTTAAAATAAATACGCTAAGGGAAAGCAAAATTATCTCAAAACACCTAATTAATTATATATCAATGACCAATAATAAAGTATTGTACCCTGTTCATTTGAGCAGCGATGGATTTTTTAATTCTTCGTCCGGCTTACTCATCAGCTTACATGATCCGGAACCTCATATGTTCACTTTACCTGATATAGCAACCGGATTATCTAATATAGCACGATTTGGAGGGCAAACGTCAAACTTCCATTCTGTTGCATTGCATACTCTTTTGGTTTGGCATTTGGCACCTATACCTCTTAAGCCTGTTGCGCTTTTACACGATACCCCCGAAGCATATCTTGGAGATGTGATAAAGCCACTTAAAGTGATCCTTGCGCCTTTGTATGGCCCAATTGAAGAGAAATTCGGCAGGATCATCTTTAACAAATACGGAGTTGATTATAACCTGCTTGAACTAATTAAACCATATGACATGAATGCGCTTGCTATTGAACACTCGCATCATCATAAAAAGGCAAGCAAATTTTTAAAACTATTTCAGGAGATAAGGAATGAGCGTGGAGGTGCACCAATAAGAGAGATGCTGTTGACTTTACTTAAAGAAGAGTTTGGCCAATATGACTAATTATTTCGCCCCCAATATTAAGGCTCTACGCAAGCGGAAGGAATTGACCCAAGAAAAAGTTGCTGATGATCTTATGATTAAACGAGGCACATGGGGCTCATATGAGGAAGGCCGGGGTGAGCCGCATTATAATCGGCTAATAGCAATTGCCAGATATTTTGAGGTAACAACTGATGACCTGCTAACCCAAGAAATGCAATGAAAGGACTGATCCACCATTTAAAGGAAGATGTGCTTTGAAACAACAATAACAAAAGAATCAGGTGAGAGTAAAACCTGGTTTAAATTTAATTAAGATACAGCAGGGATAGGAGCATGATGACATGCGATAGCTTGAACTATCATCCGGGAGCAATGGCAAACCGGGAAGTGAAAAGTTAGCTAAAAGAAGGTGGTTCGATTCCGCTCTATTCTACAACCGGCCGATCTGGCTGGTAATTGTGATAAGGTTTAGGTTGACCCCGGTGGCACGCGATGTAAAGCCGGGTTTATTTAACAATTAAAACGCAAATGACAAACTTATTCGGAGAACAGGAACTAAGCAAAGTACTGCCGCTTAAAAACCGGTCGGGAAGTTTTAATATAAATCCATGTATCGCAGTATTTGGTGCGGGGCCGGATAATACCAGGTGCAAAGCTTGTAAGCATTTGGCATCAAAAGGTAACGGGGCAAAGAACTTTTTCAAATGCGATCTGCGAACCATCACCAACGGGCCTGCAACTGACCATAAAGCAAATTGGCCTACGTGCAGCAAGTTTGACAAGATTGCTACTGACGGTGGCTTGGAAGTGAATAACGATCACCTGAGCCAGATAAGACAACTGCTTTTAGATGGCAAGCGCCTTACTGTGCAAAGTGTATTAAAAATTGTAGGCACACAGGAATTAAGAACCTACATCCCTATCCTACGCAAACATCACAGTTTGGATATCGATACTGTTTGGGTGGTTAAAAATGAGAAACGGTTTAAAGAATATTTCATAAGACCCGTATAACGAAAAAGCTAATAAAATGAAATTTATTGTACAAAAGTCCGTGTTATTAGATGTCCTTACTATTACGGGTAAATGCATCAGTAAAAGCATGCTACCGATTATGGAATGCTACTTATTTAAAATTGACAATAATAAGCTGGTGATCATCGGCGGCAACCTGGAAGTTTACCTGGAGAAGCAGATCGATATTAAAAGCGAGATAAAAAAGGACATCGCGCTTCCATCTGCCCGTTTGTATGGTTTGATTAAGGATTTGACCGAACAACCTATCATGTTCACCATTGATACCAATACGATAAAGATTGAAGCATCATGCGGTAATTATACGATTCCTTTTTATGATGCTGTTGATTACCAATTGCAAACTAATAAGGAAGAGATCAAATTTGATATGCTTAGTGAGGATCTGTTAGCCGGAGTTGGTAAAACAACATTTGCTTGCATCGCTGATCATACTCGCCCAGCGATGACGAGAGTATCCGTATCGTTTTATAAAAACCAGGTAACCTACACCGGTACAAATGCCCATATTTTAGCGATTTATAGCTATGACGTGGATATTAAAAGCGAAAAAAGCTTTATAGTTCCTGTTAAAGTTCTTTCGATACTGCTTGGTTTGATCCCAAATACAAGGATTACTATAAAGCTGGATAATAAGAGTATTGTATTTGAGGTAAATCATTCTACGGTGCTTAAAAGCCGCCTGATTGATGAAAAATACCCGGATTATATTGCTGTGATCCAAAAGGATAATGATAAGGTGCTGAATGTGGGCCGCTATGAGTTATTGGGATCATTACAGCGAGTGGCGCAGTTTTGTGATGATAGCTTTAACACGGTTAAACTGAATATATCTGATAATAAGATAGCCATATCTGCCGAGAACTCAATTGGTGAATTTGCCAATGAAACCTTAAATATGCAATACACCGGTGAAGAGACATCCGCTAAGTTTAATGGCAAAATGCTGATCAGCTGTTTAAAGAACCTGACGGCTGAAATGATCAGTTTTTCCTTTAAATCTCCTCAACGTGCTTTTTTGGTCCGCAGTGATGAAGCTAGTGAGCAAGTTACTACCAATTTAATGTTGTTGATGCCTTTAGGTAAATAATTACATGGGCCCTTACAATACGATATGTGCGGATAATGAAAAGCTTTATGGCGAACTGGAAAGCCTAACATTGAAAATAAAGGCTTATAAGCAATCTGATTTAGAGACTGACGCAACAGAACTCAAAAATAAAAAAGAATGCGTTGGAGGCCTGATTAACATCAACCTGGACAACTTACAAGAGATATGGGACGCCAAGTCGCATATTTACCGCAATGCAACTTTAAAAAGGCATAGGAACAAGCCCAGTAAATTGGAGAGAAAGATTATTGACAGCTACTATCGCGATCCTGACCAAACACTGGACCGAATAGGAATAAAGTTTAACGTAAAAACGCCGACTGTGAGCAGCGTGATAACAAAACTGCTGAATAAGCAATTTATTGGCTATTAATAAACACAAATACATCTAATTAATTATACCAAATGCCGAGAAAGAGATATTTAAAACCTAGCTTTTTTAAGAATGAGGATCTGGCAGAATTGTCGCCACTGATCCGGTTATTCTTTCAAGGTTTATGGTGCTGGGCCGATCGGGAAGGGCGCCTGGAAGACCGCCCAAAGCGTTTAAAATCTGAGTTAATGCCTTACGATAATTTAAACATAGAGACTGCTTTAAATAAGTTAGTGAGCAAAAATTTTGTAGTTCGTTACAAAACACAAATAAATGGTGAACAGGTTGCAGCGATACAGATAATTAACTTCAAAAAGCATCAAGACGTACATGTTAATGAACAACAAAGTACCATACCGGCACCTGTTTTGCACAGTACAAGCACGGTGCAAGAACCGTGTGAAAACGGTGGTAGTACGCCTTTAAACTTAGAACTTAGAACTTCTACTTTAGACTTAGAAGATATTGATGTTAATACGCGTACCGCGAAAATTGAGGAAGCCGACCGGGACAAAACCGGAAATATAGCCTTCCCTGAACACACCCATCTTTCAGAAAAAGAAAAAAGTTCCGCGCAAAAAGAAAAGAAACCTGTTCCGAGCCTTGAAGAAGCGATAGTGCAGGTCAGTAAAGCGGCTAATTGGTGGAATGTGATCCGATTTCACCTATCCGCAGAACTGATTTCGAGAAACCCTGATACGAAGTGGGATAATATGCCGGAGGAGGATAAAAAGCCGCTATACGATCAGCGTGAAAAGCTTTTTGAGAAGTTTTATGCCACAAAAAAGGATAATTATTTGATCAGGATGCCACCATGGAAAGAAATAGCGCAAAACTTTTATTACTGGGTACCATCAGAATTAAATCGTGAAAAATTACAACAATTAAACAACCATGTCATCAGCAAAACCAAACATACCGGCTCCAACATTGCCAAGCCTAACGCTGCCAACGGTAGAATCGAAAGAAATAGCAGCGTTGAAAATCTCGCTCAAAAATCCGAAGACTTTTTACACAAATATTTCGACGAAGAGCATAACTGAAGCATTTGTAAGCAAAAGTTTAAACCTACGCAGCATGACCAGGGCGCTTGGTAATGACCTGGTGGGGCGTGCATTGGTCAACATCATGATATCAGACGTAACGCAGTTTGTGAACGTTGGCAAAACCATGAGTGATGCACAGGTTATTGAAACCGTAGGGTTGATTATGAAGCATTACAGCCACCTGAAGCCGGAAGATTTTAAATTATGCTTTGACGGGATTAAAACAGGCAAATATGGCCAACTGTACGATAGGTTTGATGGCCAAATCATCCTTCATTGCCTGAATGTGTATGATCAGGAACGTGATTTTGTAGCTGCCGAGATCAACTCAAACCAAAATGAAGCGTTTAAAATGTATAGCATGCAGCCATTATTGCCTGAGCGTATAGATGCTGATGATACGCGCTATGATGAATTGTTTAAAACCAATATAGCCATACTACGTGCCAGGTTAGCAAAACATAAAGAAGAGCGGGAAAAAGCCAAAGCCGCGCAAAAGAAGCCAATTGATAACCCAATTGCTACCATACACCAAAATTGGTTGCAACAGTTTAGCGATCTACACATGATACAGCAATTACCTGGTAAAGCACGCATGATAAGAAAATATGGATTGATGAAAAATCCATTTGCTAATAAACTGCCTAAAATGATTCCGCGCATACTGGATATAAATGCTTACCTGGAGCATAAGCAATGGCAGTATATACTTGCCCAGCTGTGTAAGAATGAACGAATGAATGAATACTTAACTAAATACCCAAAAAAATCATGTTGATACCAGAACTCTTAATCACAAAGGGTGTATGGTTTGGTTGCTAATGGCCCGCTTTTTCCATCAGGCCATTACGCGCATTTGGATTTATCGATAAATTTATTTTCGTTTTTGGATAGTTTGTATATAATATATTTTATATTTGATCAAAGTATATTTTTCCCTCCGTGTTATTTAGGTTTATAGTTAGTTGAGAGTCCCGCAGGTGCCAGCTTAGCGGGCTTTCTTTTTTTCGATTATTTTTCATTTTAAAGAATTTAATTTGCGTTTTTGGATAGTTTGCATATATAATTTTTATATTTGTTTTCATGTTTCTTTACCCGGAGTATATTATCGCAGATTATTTACGCAGCAAGACTGATTTGGTAGAGCTAAAAGAACTGCTATTGATGTGATTATTGCCAATTAGCTTGATTTGTTGGCTAATACCGTTTGTGGTGTTGGTAGGGTATTGAAAAGTATGAGCTGGATGACGGACAGGTGAAGATCCGCACGAATGCAACAACAATAGCATCTGCACTCATTGTATATATAAATGAATTGAATAAATAAACATATAATGCAAGTATCAGCGAAAATATTAAATAAGAGCCTTAATTGGAGCGCCTTGCTTAAGGTGAGGGTTGGCACGGTGGTTACTGGCCCGGATGGTAATACCTATATTAACACTTCGGGTGTTAATAGTGTGGTTACCATTACTACTAACTGGCAGTTTATTGCCGGTGTTGCGGGATTGCCACCTATTAATTTGACGGCTTCGGCAATATTGGGTGCTGATCCTAATTTTTATGTAAGTTTAAGTGCCTATTCGGTACCTGCTTTCCCTAAAAGTATTAGTGCCTATGTGGATAGTGCCGGAACTGGCGCTTACGTATTGGTGTCGCCATTGCAATATGATCCGGTGAATATGATATTGAGCGGGTTGGATAGTCCGACTGATTTTCCTAATCAGCAGATTATGATTGTAGTATCTTAAGAAGTAGCAAGGTAGTTAGTATCAAGTCAGAGCGATAAACACACCCCTACCCCTCTTTGTATAGGGGATTTTGATTTACTTAATTTAATTTTGATGGATATAGGTTTAGTTAATTCCTTGTATGAGGCCGGGGCTTTGTCGGCGATGTACCGGGCGGGGCTTGTTGGCATGAAGGTGTTTACTTATAGGGAAATTTATTTGTGGGTGCATGAACAAGTTGATACCAGGGGGATTACATTGAGTGAGGCTGTGATTGAGGCTAAAGAGAAATTTGATAAAAACGATCGCACCATATGGCGGGCTCTGAGTTCCTTTACTGTCAAATCCTTGACAGTATATGCATAATTTTTTGCGTTTTTAGATAGTTTGTATAATTAATATTTTAAGTTTGTTTACATGTATTATCCTTTATCGGGAGGCGTTTATGGAGTCAGGAATCAAGATAAAAAATAGCCCCTTAATTGAGGTAAAAACATAAATTATGAAGTATAAAGTATTGCCTACTGCCTTATTGTTAAAGAACAACGTTAAGGCTAAATCAGGAACTATTGTTACTGCTGACCAGTTAACGGATACCCCGGCGAATCTGATTGAAAATGGATTTATTGCTGAAGTACAAGAAACTACTGCTGATGATAACCAGAGTACTGAGCAGCAAGCTGCTGATGCACAAAAGGCGGTTGATGTAGCGACTGAAGAATTGAATACTGCACAGCGTACTTTAGAGGCTTTTAAAACGGCTAATCCTACGGCTACCGAGGTTGAATTACAGCCATTGGTTGAGGTGGTTGCAGCTGCTACCACTACTTTGACTGAAGCACAAACAGCTTTGGCAGCAATTTTACCGGCTAAAAAAGTTCCGGCTAAAAAATAATATCGGTAAGGGCACTTTTACAGGAAGCGCTATCTACGGCTTAATACCAAATAGCTAGTATTTAGTGAGCTACACTGAGTGTAGAACATACTCTTACCCCCCTCTCTGGAGCGGGGATTGGGATTGAAAATTAAAGATGGCGGCAGTAATAACAGAAATAATACCAGCATCAGGGTTTGAACAGGTGAGAGATGCGATTGGAGCGCTACTTGCAATAGAGCTTACCAATCAGCAAACTTTGCAACAGTTTACAGATCCGGTAAATGTTTACCAGGAGCGGTTAACGCCCTTTGATCCTACAACGGAAGTGGTAATTGTGAATGTGAATTTTGGGCGCGCTGAATATAGCCAATGGACGCAACAGGATAGACTGGGTAAAACGAATTTTTACATCCATGTATATTCAACAGCAGTATCGACCGAGGATATTCCAACGGGTAGTTTAGACTCAGGTAAACGGTTACATCACTTTTTGGCGATGTGTGCCTATATACTGAGCAGCCCTAAAACGAAAGATTTGGGTTTTGCGCCTGGTATAATTGGAGGCAGTTATGTTGAGAAGATAAATACGAATCACTTTGCGGGAAAACCAATTGTAAATTACGAGCGGCATGGTGTACTCACTTTTACGGTAAGAATACAGGAGAGCCAGCAATTGTTCCCGACCAGCAGTTTGTTTGGCATTGACACCAACGTTACGTTGGATGAAACGGATAAAGGGTATGTATATACGTTGAATACACCTCAATAGTTTAGAGGAGCGAAGAGCGGAAATAATTTAATAAAGATACCAGATTTCCATATGTCTACGGGTTAGACTGAGTGAAATTAATACGCAAGAAAGCGGGGTGGTACCCAGGGGTATTATTACTCCAATTAGGCTTAGTATGGCGATCGAGCCGGGAGCGATGGCCGAAGGCTAGTTCCCTTCGCGCCAGCCTCGCGGAGAAAAGTATAATTAAGATTCAAGAATCAAGATTCGAGGAATGAAGGAGGGAGAAGGAAGAAGGAAATTCAAAATTCAAAATTCAAGAATCTTGATTCTCGAATCAGGACTAGGTGTAGAACACACACCCAACCCTTCTCTAGAGAGGGGATTTAAAAAAAAATAAAAAATTAACATAAAAATATGAGTAGTATATCGACAGCCATTGGATTACAAAGGATGAGCCGCGTAAGCGGTTACCAGTTGAATAAAGGCTCTTTCAGCAATGAAACGCCTAATCTGCCGCAAATAGTGGCAATGTTTGGGGAGGCAAATGTTGCCAACCAGGGTAGTATTACTACGCAGGCATTGCAAATCACTTCGGCAGCGCAAGCGGGTCAAGTTTATGGCTATGGTAGCCCTATCCACCAGATGTCGCGGATACTATTCCCGATTAGCGGGAGCGGGATTGACGGTATACCTGTTTTTGTAATGCCGCAGCTAAGTGCCGAAGGTGCTTCGCAAACGGTAATTGAATGGACGATAACCGGTACAGCAACGGCTAATGCTACGCATACCTTTGTTATCAATGGCCGTTATAACCTGGATTACCAGACTTACAGTTTCGCGGTTGCCATTGGTGATACGCCGACGGCGATAGCTACGAAAGCAGCTAACGCTATAAATGCAGTATTGGGCGCGCCTGTCGCGGTTACTACCGCTGCCGGTGTTCTAACCTTTACCACTGTTTGGGCAGGTGCTACATCCGCCAATATTAATATTTCGGTTGACAATGGTGGTAGTGCTGCCGGTGTTACTTACGCCCAGACACTGAATACCGCAGGTGCGGGAGCAGTGGATCTGACTGCCACTTTAGCACAATTTGAAAGCACCTGGTATACGACTGTTTTAAACCCGTACGGTGATAACGGAACTTTAGCCGAGTTGGAAGAATTTAACGGTGTGCCAGATAATTTAAACCCTACCGGACAATATTCGGGTGATGTGTTTACGCCTTTTATGGCATTTTTTGGCAGTACAGTATCAGATGTTGCCAACTTCACTGCTATTACGAATGCTTCGGCAAGGATTAGCCAGGTAACGAATGTGTTATGCCCTGCACCAGGATCGGCAGGTATGAACTGGGAAGCAGCGGCCAATGTGGTTACTTTGTTTTGCCCTATAATGCAGAATACACCGCAGCTTGATGTTAACGCGCAGAGTTACCCGGATATGCCGGTGCCATCTACCAATACTATCGGTGATATGGCATCGTATAACAACCGCGATTTATTGGTACAGGCTGGCTGTTCTACAGTAACACTGGTTAACGGTGCTTACCAAATACAAGACCTGGTTACCACTTATCACCCGGCAGGCGAAGTTCCGTTGCAATTTAACTATTGCCGTAACCTAAACCTGGACTGGAATATTAAAGATGGCTACAGCATTTTACAGGCAATTTATGTGAACGATAAAGTGATTGTGGCTGATAACCAGGTTACAACCGCTGCGAATGCGATTAAGCCATCACAGTGGAAAGCTGTAGTTTATGATTACTTCGATAACCAAGCGCAGGCAGCATTGATCAATGACCCTGCATTTAGCAAGTCCTCATTAAATGTACAGGTGTCAAGTACCAATCCAAACAGGTTTGAAACCGCATTTAGCTATAAGCGTACAGGTATTGCAAGGATTGAGAGCACTACTGCAACAGCTGGGTTTTAATAAGAGCCAAGAATTAAGTATCAAGAATTTAAGATAAAAACGACATTAAAATTTAAAAACATGGGTTATATAGGCGGTGATTTTACAGAGGTGACTTGCATGCACCCACTTGGCAGCTTTCGTTATGCGCCAAAATCAAATGAGGCTTTTACGCCTGATAAAGGTGGTTTGCGTTCCAATGATGAAGCTAATAGCGTGACTGGCGGCGGGGTGAGTATTGTTATAATAAACAATAAGCGCTGGAGCATTGAAGGATCAATAGCGGTAGATTTTGTATCGGATAACGAGATGGGGTCTTTGAACGCTATGGCGGGAGATCCACACGATGGTGTATGGACGTTTAGCCATGTCTCAGGCGCCATATGGAAAGGAACCGGCAGACCGGTTGGTGAAATTACCCCAGACACCAATACAGCTTCAGTAAAACTGAAAGTATCCGGCGGTGGGGTACTGGAACTAATATCTTAATTAAAAAATCTAATAATTTATGAAAATAACAAGTGAAGTTAAGGTAGCCGAAGAGGTAGCCATTGAAGAGTTAAAAGTATTTGCTGAGTATCACCTGGAGAAGACCATTAACGATGAAAAACTTAACGAGGATTATCCGGATGTTTTAGAAGCGATAAAATTAGGCTTGTTAACTTTTAATGATGAACAGGTACCTACCTATACTTTAAAAAAATCTATTATGACCGATAACGGAAGTTTGGCCTTAGATAAAATTACGTTTGTGACCAGGATCCGCTCGAGTGAGAAAGAAAAACTTGCAAAGGGTATTGATTTAAAGAATGACAGCTTTAAATTGATTAATAAGCTTAAAGCCCATTTAACAGGGCAGCCCGTTGCTATGCTTGATAAGTTTCCGAGCAAATTTGATGAACGTGTCATCGATCAACTGAGTTCGGTTTTTATGTAGACTGGTTACAGGATTATGACGGCGTAATTAAAACACTTTGCCGATCATACCCGTGGGCCAGTCCGACCTATGTAGATCTCATGTATTGCGACAGCAAAGATCATTTTGGCCTGATATACTGGTACAATGATGTTTTGGAGCAACATGAAGAACAAAAAAACAATTATACCTAAAAAATAAATGGCTGCCACTTTAACTATTCCTCCCATATTTACCGCGTTCGACAAGTTTTCGGGCGTGCTAGATAAAATGGGTGACAGCCTGGATAAGTTTCAGAGTAAAATTCTGCCCATAGTTACCGCGTTCGACAATTTTTCGGGCGTGCTAGATAAAATGGGTAACAGCCTGGATAAGGTTCAGAGTAAAACTCAGAAATATTATGCTGACCTAAGCAAATCGGCAGGGAATGTAGGTCCGAATACGAAGCATATCGGGGCATCGGCATTAAGTGCCGGTAATACGATTGCAGAACCATTGATTCACGCTGCTAAAGCGGCAGGGAATGTACGTCCGAATGCGAAGCAGACCGGGGCATCGGCATTAAGTGCCGGTAATACGATTGCAGAACCATTGATTTATGCTGCAAAAGCGGCTGAAGACTTTGGGCTTCAGATGACTAAGGTTAGTACTATTACGGCTGCATTGAAGACTATTGGGGGGCCTGTATCGGAAGCTTATACTGAGATTACCGATTCTATTAACGCCTTGCTTAAACCAAGCAAGGATATGCAAAAGGTATTTCAACAGTTGAGTAGTAAGGATGGGAACGACCTGATCAAGAAACTTGTCGGGATGGTGCCAGCATTTGAAGGTGTAAGTAAAGCCACTACTAAATTAGGTTTAAGCGGCGCCAAGGCTTGGGGAGGAAAACAAGGATCTTCGGGCGCATCGGCTTTGACTGGCACAGCTAATAAAAAGTTCAAGCACTCACCTGTGCTGCAAGCTAATAATGGTGGTGGGCAAGCCATGTTGGGTACATCTAATTCGCAATTTAAATTATCGGGTAATAATGTCCAGGCTTTTGCTACAACGGTCGGTAATATATTGCCGCCGGTATTGTCAAAACTGAGTGGGGATTTAACGTCAATAGTTAATAAAATGCTCGATTGGACGAACGCAAATCCTCAACTAAGCTCATTTATTTCGAAAACAGCAACGTATGTTGGTAATTTTTCGAATATAATATCTACATTAACAGGTGTTGTGGACACTGTTAAAGATGCCATTCAGTTATGGGATGAAGCAATGGGGGCGTTGAATCTTATTATGGATGCGAACCCCGTTGGACTGATTATCATTGGTATAGTAGCCTTAATTGGTTTAGTATACGAAGTTACCAAACACTGGCATCAGTGGGGTGCAGCAGTGAGTGTACTTATGGGTCCATTGGGGCTGGTGATTTCGCTGGTTATGACTTTTATAAAATATTGGGACAAGATCAAGAATGCTTTTGCATCAGATGGAATTGTGGCCGGTATAAAAATGATTGGTGTTGCCATTGCCGACTCCGTACTTTATCCGCTGGAGCAGATGTTGCGCATCTTATCAAAAATACCAGGTTTAGGATTTTTAAACGGCGCAGCAAATGGCATATTAAAATTCAGGCAAAATATTGGCGCTGATGTTTCGGACGATCCGGCGACAAAAAAGCCTGCTCTGCCCCCCCCCCCACAGGTAAACCCAAAAGCAAATAGCGGAACTCACACAACCCAAGCGGGAACATTGGAGGTTATCATTAAAGACCCGGGAGGCCATGTTAAGGATATTAAGCAGAAAAATCTTAAACATAATAACGCTAAAGTAACGCATACTACCGGGCAACATTAATGCTTAAGAATAATATAAAAAACGATATAAAGAACGCTTTGGAGCGTGCAGATTTTGCCACTAATGGCAGCAATATAGAAATGGTTTACCAGATATACATGGGCAGTACGGAGAAGAAAAGCATTGGTGTGCTGATTGTGGAACTGGGTGGCGTATTGAAGAAATAACCCCCTCTAAATCGCCCCCGGTTGGGGAGACTTTAAAAAGAATATGGTAGGAAATGATCTTTCGATTTATGAGACTGGTAACGGTGGGGATCTTGCGGTTTTAAGCAATGACCTGGCGCTGGGCGATGTGCTTTTGCAAACGGCCTATGTTTCGATGTTCGGTGGTAATGTGGAAGCTGATACCCTGGGTAATGAGCCTACAGATGAGATCAGGTTGGATTGGTGGGGTAATAGCTTGCTTTTTCCGAATGGATCTCCCCAACAATTTAACAGTCAGACCGAAAGGGCTCTTAAAAATAACCCGCTGACCAGTAATGGCCGTGTGGCTATACAACTGGCTGCGCAGAATGACCTTGCGAACCTGAGCAATTTTGCAACTGTAAGCGTAACGGTAAACATTTTGAGCACGAACAGCGTGCAAATAGTGGTGCAGCTTACACAAAATGGTAGTATGCAATCGCAAACGTTGGCTGTACTTTGGGATAACCTGAAGCAGACGGCGATTATACAGGAAGTGATTTAGAATAGTACTTAGTAGCTATTATCAAGTAGCTATACATGTGCAGAATATACCCCTACTTCTGTGGAGAAGGGATTTGAAGATTTGGAGATAAAAAATAATGGCAAAACCAATACCAACGCTCGTAGAACTATATAGCCGGATATCGGCAGACCTGATTAATAAGTTGGGTTTGGTGTTGCCGGCCGGGCAATTAAAAACTGTTTTGGATGCGGTGGCCTCTAACCTTGCCGGGGAGTTAAAATTGCTTTACTTATACCAGGTTGATATACAGAATGAGCTTTTCCCCGATACAGCAACCCCTGCTTCGCAGGGAGGGCAATTGAACCGTTGGGGGCAATTATTTTTAAAGCGTCAGCCCTACCCTGCTACTGACGGTTATTATACCGCATCTGTTACAGGATCGGCAGGTGCAACATTACCCGCACAGTTGACTTTTAAATCAAACGCGGACAGTAATGCACCCGGTTTTTTGTATATATTGGATACAGGGTATACGCTTACCGGCAGTGGTGATATGATCACACTTAGGGCCTTAAATGCTGGTGAAGATTATTTACTGAATGTAAATGATAATCTTACAGCTACACAGCCTCTTTTAAATGCGAGTCAGCAGGTTACTATAACAGCAGTTACTACGCAGCCTACTGAGGCGGAAAGCATTCCGCTATATCAACAGCAAATTATCGCAGCAATAAGATTACAGGCACAGGGAGGCGCAGATACAGATTACCGGTTATGGTCGGCGGATGCGGCGGGTGTACAGCAAGTTTATCCGCAGGTAAAAAACGGTGATGCCGGAGTGGTGCAGGTTTTTGTGGAAGCGACGCCAGTAGACAGTACCGATGGCAATGGTACGCCTAGCGCGGCTTTACTGGCAGCTGTAGAGGCTGTGCTAATGTTTTCGCCGGATACTACTTTGGATACAAACTATCGTGGCAGACGACCTACTCAGGCTATTTTGGAGATTGACCCGGTAATTACCATCCCGGTTGATTTACAGATCACAGGCTTGCAAACTAGCAATGCCACGGTGCAGGGAACGATACAAACCAACCTGATAGCTTTTTTACAAACGGTGAGACCTTATATCCCCGCGTGTGATCTATCAACCGATCGTAATGATACATTGACGAACGTTAAGGCGCAGAGTGTGGTAAGTGATACAATTGGTAATGCTAATACATTTAACGCCTTCCAGCTATTAGTTGATGGTGTGGTGACTAACAGTTACCAATTTGCGGAGGGTAATATTCCTTATTTAAGAAATGTAACATATAATTAATGTACCAGGTAACAGACGATAGTACGGTTCATGGGTTGAATACCCCACATGGGTATAATACGCCGCATAAGTTTCCGTCGGTAACGAGTACTGAAGGTGATCTGCTGAAGTTAAACCTACAGCTTTACCCGACAGGGCGCGTATGGTATCTACCTGAGAATAGTAATTTCAGGGCATTGCATCAGGCTGTTAACCTATCGTTTTTACGGGCCATTAATGATTGCTATGGAATTGTTGACAGTACGCTGCCAGACAACGCCAATTTTGATGAGAGTGATTGTATTGTGGGCGAATATCGTTATGGTATTGTGCCCTCGGATGGGGAAAGTATAGCTATGCGGATGACTGCTATTGCGCAGGCCATGGCTTTCCCTGAAAATATTTTATACCGGCAGGGTCCTTTGTACCTGCAGGCGCAATTACAGGCTGCCGGGTTTAATGTGCAAGTAGTAGAGAATATCTTTTATAACACTGATGGCACCCATTATTATAAAACGCCTGCTGATATTTTAGGCGAGCAGCCAGACGCTACCGAGCATGGCGGCACAACGCAACATGGCGGTGGTACACAACACGGTGGTGGAAATTACCAGGTGATAGCTAATAGTGATCAACCGGAGAATTTTGATGTCGGCGGTAATTTATGGGCCACATTTTTTATTATGGGTACTACGGGCGGCAACGCATTGGTACCGGCAGCTAGGGAGCAACAGTTCAGGCAATTGGTGCTTAAACTAAAACCGGCGCATTTGGTGGCTTATATTTTTGTGCAGTATGCGTGATTTAGTAGTAAATATTTAGTAGCAAGACAGAATGAAAAGAAGATTTGTGACTAATTGTTTGGGCATTGGATTGAATATGTTCTTCCCGGAGTATGTTACGCGCTGGGTGAACCCGATGGAATTGGTGAATAAGAATTTGAGTTTAAAGAAAAAATAAGATATGGCCACGAATAAGCTTAACGCGCCGAATATTGATAGTTCCGATTTGATTAATTTTCCTGACGGAAGAATTAAAGATAATGATGGCACCGGTGATGGCACCGGTGTAAACCGGCTGATCTATAGTGATCTTCATGAGTTTTTCGCTTACCTGATGCGGGCAGCAGCTTTGCAGTATAATGGCTTGCCAGAGTCCGTTGGTAATGGTTACCAGCTAATACAGGCGCTGATGAACTTCGCGGTAAAGAATGATTATATCGCAGCCTTAAATGCCACAACTGTAATTATTGGCGGTGTTAATACCAATGTACTAAGCGTCGGGTTAAAGTTATCTACCTTAAATGTAAATGAGTCGGTGGTTTGTTTGGCTGCGGCTGATTTTAATAATGCCATTACACTGATCGCCGGTTCAGAGTCGGGAGTTTATCAAACTATTACTGTTCCGAGTAATTATAAAGCGGGTGATTATCTGCAATTGATTGTTACCAATAGTGGTATTACGCTGATCCGACTGGCGAATGCACTTAATCTGCAAGAAATATGCACCGAACTTGGATTTTTACAAGCGGCTACAGGGGCTGAGGAATTGGCTGGTACTATCGACACGGTTGGTACAACGCCTTATACCAACCAACTTGCGTTTACCAACAGGTTAAACGGTAGTGAAAGTGGGACCTATCTTGCAACGCCAACCAATAATGGCTTAATGTCGGCAGCTGATAAAACCACACTGAACAGTTTAAATAACCCGGTTAAAAATGTGGGTTGGTTTAGTGGCGTGGATGTGAATGGGGGTAATCCGGGATTATACTACCCTGTTCATGGCGATATAGCCTCGGCAGTATTGTTTAATAAAGGAACAAATTCTGATAGCATTATTATAGTAACATTTAATAATCCAATGCCCGGTAGTTACTTTGTAAGAAGTATGATCGAATCGCAAACAAATGTAAGTACGGATGATGGAATAAGATGCCCGGTGTTTGTACCTTTAGGTCCGACATCGTTTAAATGGATAATCTCTGAAGTTGCTCCCGGAACTCAGAGTTTGAAGATTCATATTGAGGTGGTAGCGATTTCATAATTATAGCGTATCAAGTAGCAGGACATGGTGTAGAAACACACCCCTACCCCTCTCGAGAGGGGATTTTGAAAAAGAGAATTTGAATAAAGATAAATAGATGAGAACCGTAAAGCAATTACCTGCGGGTACACCAATAGAGACCGATTTCACTAAGTTCCCGGACAGTACGGTTGTTAACGAAACTGATCTGCCGAATAGTGGCACCCCTGTTGTTAGGGAGATTTACGGCGATATATTGACCAATATTTATAAGCTGTTACGCATTACCGGCATTACCGCCAATGGTAATGAGGATAATGAGCTGAACGGTTATCAGCTGGTAACTGCGCTGCAAAATTTACCAAATGCGTTAAATGATATCGAGCAGCAGCTTAACTTGATAGGCACGCAGTTTACCGTTGGGCTTAATCTTTCAATATTGCCTGCCAATTATTTTTTGTTGTGCAGATCTGTAGAAAATTATGTTGCCGGGACTGTATATACTTTTGCCGGAAGTGATAATAATCCTTATGCTTTTACAGCGGTTACAGCGTTTAGCAGCGGAGATGAGGTATTACTGATCATTAATCCATCGGGTGTGCGTGCCTATAGTTTGAGCACCATCGGCGCCGAGACGGATGCAACAGAAACTTTTACACCATTCGGTACTCCGCTTGCTTTTAATGACAGCGCCAAAGTTTATTACCAGAGTGAAGGAACGTTGTTCAGCGACCTGCCGGAATCTTACGATCTGCAATCGCCTATACGTGTACTGGAAAGCAACGGGACCACTATCGTTTATGAAATGATGATCATCGGTGGTTTTGTGCTTTGCCTGGCATTTAACCCGACCGCAGTAAGTTATAAGATATATAAATATGCGTTAAACAATTTAACAACACCAATACTCATGACCTTATCCGGATCGGCATTTGCTGTCGGGACGGATTATCAGCCATTTATTTACACCGATGGCGTAAAGCTTTACATCAGCAATAATACCGGTAATAATACCGATGATTATGCCTTTGATATTTACACCATCAATTTAAGCGCCGGAACGCTGACTTATTCAGGAACAGTATCACTGGATACAGGATTTGTGAAGACCACTAATGCGGTGATCAATAACAATAACCTTTATAATTATGTAAATGGAGTTTTGAATAAGTATAGCCTGGCAAACGGAGCATTGACATATGTAAATACCTTTACCGCTTTTGTTGGAGTGCTGTTTAAATTAGATGGCAATATTTATTACAGCAATGGTGAGGTAGGGAAATTGTGGACGTTGAATTAGGCTTCGAATACTTCAAATTGACAAAAAAATGAGAAAACAACTTTCTCTTTTGGATAGTTTGTATTTATTATTTTATCTTTAAAAAATATAAGTGATAAGCCTTAATATCAACACTGACGCTATGGTTGTTTACAGCTGGAACAATTAAGCAGATCGGCATTGCCGGGTGCAGTGAGGCAAACGCTTAACAGCGCAGCTCTTGATGTTAAGTAGAAAACTGCTAACAAAAGCTTTATCCGCAGAAGTCCTGATTTTTTTTTAAAACTTTTAGCGGGGTAAACTAAGCAAGCTCAAAAACAGTTTATGAGAGCGCTGAAATAGATTCAAGAATAAAAATTAATCATAATAATAAATGACCTGGTTAGACCGCATACAAAACACTGTTTTTACTATCATCACCGGTGATGGTAAAAGCTATACACCGTTGTGGAAAGGCGGGGAAACATCTAAGGAGTTTAACGAGGCTACTTACGAGTTCAATGGTTTGGATGGTGGCCTAGTGGCACGCAGGCGCGTAAAGGCGAGGCAATTCCCTTTAACATTTTGGTTCACCGGCGCTGATAATATTGATCAGACGGACGCTTTTGATACTTCGGCCAATGATCAGCGTGCATGGACGGTAAGACATCCTTATTATGGCGATATTACGGGTCACCCTATCAGCATAAAAAGGAATGATAACAACTATAATGCCACAGAGGTTACTGTTGAGTTCAGGGAAACGATATCGGGCAATCCTCCTGCGCAGCAGATATCCATTGTGGATGAAGTTGCCGGAAACTATACGGCCTTAAGTTCAACATCTGCCGCCAATTACGCAGCAAAGGTAAATTTAAAACCGGCTGATGTTAATCAGGTAACTAGTCTTTCGCAAAAAATAGATGCGCAGGTATCGGCCGCGATGGATGCTGTTAATTACAATGTTTATGTGTTGGCTAAGAATGCGATGTTTGATGATATTACCAACCTGATATTAGATCCGGTTGACGCTATCTCGGCTATGTATGCTTTTTTATCGATACCGTCGCAACTGGTAGCTGATGTAAGTATCCGGCTTGAATTATTGAATGCTATTTATGGGAGTATAAAAGGGTTACTGGATATTTATTCAGCTAATAACAAAGCATTTTTTGAATCAGTAGGTGCAGCTTGTATTGGTTCTGTTTGTAATACGCTGGTTAACCCGGCAGCGGGTGATTATTTAACCCGTGGGGATATTGCAACGATTAGTGACTCGTTAACGAGTTTGTATAATGATTACCTGGCTACGCTTGACAATGCTTATGTAAATATTACCGATCCGATTAATAGTTTTTCGGCAAGCCAGGAAACGCAGACGGGCGTACAGGAACTGGTGATAGAGACTATAGCGAACTTAAATGCTTTGGCATTTACCGCTAAGCAGCAGCGCATCATTTATACCGATATTAACACTAATCTTATACTGCTTACCCATAAATATATGGGCTTAGATCCTGACGATGTTAATCTGGAGCAATTCAGACAATTAAATAATATCAGGAATAATTTATTATTCAATATTCCGAAAGGAACGCAGATTACCTATTTGGTATAGGTGCTAGGATCGGTTTATCTGCATGCTCATTAACACACCCCTCCCCTCCTCTAGAGAGGGGATTTTAAGATTTGGAGATAAAAGATGAAAGTAAAGGTTAACGGTTCATACTTCCTATATTTTAATGAATTTGCCATGACGTCGCACTTAGATGCGGTGGCATCTTCATTTACGATGCACGGATATTTTGACCCGACTAATCCTGCGCATAAGGTTTTATACAAACCACTCACCTACCCCATGGTGCAGTTTTACCATGATGATGATACGTTGTTTTTTACTGGCAAACTGGTTAACATGGATTTTACTTCGGACAGTGCGCCGCAGTTAGTTACCTTATCAGGTTATAGCTTAGGTGGTGTTTTAGAGGATTGTACTGTTCCATATGAAGCGTATCCCTTGCAAAGTGATAATCGTAGTTTAAGAGAAATTGCACAGCGCCTACTTAGTTTTTTCAACCTTAATTTAATAGTTTATGATAACGTTGCTGCGGTTTGTGACAAGGTCTATAAAAAAAGTGTAGCATCGCCTTCGGGCAGCGTAAAGGAGTATTTATCTAAACTTGCTGCACAACGAAACGTGATCATTTCGCATGATGTGAATGGCAACATTATCATGTTCAGGCCCGATGCCAAAGCCAAACCCAAAGGATGGTTTGACAACAGTAATATCACTGGTAGATCTACTTTAAAAGTAAATGGCCAGCAAATGCATAGTAGTGTTGGAAGCATTCGGCAACCCGGCAAAAAAGATGTTACAAAACCATCAAATGTTAATGCATTCGATGTTATTGATGATAATCTTGTAAAAGCTTATAGGCCTTATGTACATATTTTAACATCGGGTAATGAAACAGATACCGATGATGGTGCCAAGAACGCATTTGCTGCAGAGCTTAAAAATATACAGGTTGAATTTATGCTTGAGCATTGGGAAGATATTAACCCAGGTGATATTATCATGTTCAGCAATCCGGATCTGTATATAACGAAGAAAGCCAGAATGATGGTCATTAATACGACCAAGAGCGAAAGCAGTACTGCAAGAACGATGGCAATAACGGCTGTATTACCGGAAACTTTTACTGGAGACCAGCCCATAGATATATTTCAATGATCAGTTTTAGCATTATCAAGAACACTTTAATAGACGCTGGATTACGTATAGTTACTATACTGGAATTTGGCATGAAAAGCGCAAATGAATGTGCTCCTTTCGGAGATGACAGTTGCCCGTTACCTAATATGTCGGCCATATATGCCGACACATCAAATATTGACGACCCGATAATATTAGGTTATATGAATAACCAGCAGGAGGCGCAGCCAGGTGAAAAACGTTTATACAGCCTAATGTCTGATGGAACGCTTAGTTTTTACGCGTGGCTTAGAGCTGACGGCACGATGAGTTTAGGTGGTGAAGGAAACAACCTGGTTAGGTTTACACCACTACAATCCGGCATAAATGCAAAAGATCAGTTGATACAAACTGAATTGGAAAAGATAGCTACCGCAATTGGGAGCCTTGGAGCCGTTTATGTGCCGGGTACGATTGAAACGAATATTTCAGCAAGTGAAATAACAGAAATAAAATGTATATGAAAGATAGTATCAAGATCGGGTTCCTAATTTGCCTGTTTCTTTTAATTGGCGACGTTGCACATGCTCAGGGTACATGGCTGGGGGTTACTGGTGCTGCGCAGTATAATTCAACAACTAATGCTTATCGGTGGAATTTTGGAGCGAATGGCTTGTTTTCGCCTTATGATTTATTTTTAAAGAAGGTTGATAGCTTAAGTTATGTGCCTTTTTCTTATATACACCATCAAACCAATCAACGAATATTATTAGGAGATACTGTATCATATTCAGCCGAATTATATATGCGGCCTGATAGTAGTAGTTCTGGTTCCGGAGCACCCGCTACACAGCTGAGCGCAAGCGATATACTGGGAGAGGGTTTTGGTGCATTTGAAATACAGGGAGGCTCAGGGGGTTTTACTGATATTGCATTTCAAGATGGAACATATGCTCAACAAATAACCCTACCAGCAGGGGTAGCCCCTATTCAAGTTTTTAACAACAACAATAGAGGAATGGCTTACCAAAGTAATGTTGACTTTGGCAGTGCAACTGTGGGCACTATAATAGATAAAGGTTATGTTGATAGCTTGGTCACTACAAGTGTTTCTATTGCATACGGTAACGGCATACAAGAAGTAGATGGAGTTGTTGGTTTAGGGGGGTATGGATTGACAAGTACGATAGCTACCGGATTAAATGGTAATAGTTTCACTTTTGATGATAGATATAATAACTTCACTATAGGGAATAACCAATTTCAATTAACTTCCGGCAATGGTACTATAAGTAATTCAATAACCAGTAACCTAGGTGGCATACTAATATCAGGTAACGGGGGGGGATTCATATCATTGCCAAGTAGTGGAAGCGGGGCTATGATTCAATTTACAGATAGAAATGGAATTGGTGCTCAAAATACATCTGATTATTCGGCAAATTGGAGTACGGCAAGCACTCCAAATGCGCTTGCTTCCGTTAAATATGTAAATGCCCAAATTGCTGCAAGTAGTGGAGGAGGGAGTGGTAATTATGTACCTTATAGTTATATACATACTAATACGCACAATAAATCAATCCTCATAGGAGATACTACCAATGCTAATACAGCATTGATATATGCTCAACCCGATTCATCGGTTAATGGCAATCCAATCATTATGTTGAGCGCGACTAATGAGTCAAATATAGGAGCAAGTGATGTGGAAGTAGCTGGAGGTACTAATGGCTATACGAATATCGAATTTAATGATGGGACAGATCAAGAAATAAATCTTGGTGGTGGGATTAATCCTATATTAATTACAAATAATAATAACAGAGGGGCTGCGTATTTAGGTAATGTTGATTTTGGAAGCGCAATAGGTGGGACGCTTGTAGACAAAACATATGTGGATAGCTTAGTAACCGCAAGTTCAAACGGCGGAGGGGTAGGTTCTTATTTGCCTTTAACATTAACAATACCTACAGATGTAAATGTTGGTTCTTATGGTTTAGGTTTCAGTTCCATAGTGGGTACTCATATAATGGAAACAGGTTATCAAACCACTCCACAAACCTATCCAAGTATAGGACATCCAGTTGATTTTAGTGTGATTAACGTATTACAAGATTCATCGGCGAACGTATTCAACGTAATATATCCCGGAGGCATTTCTACACAAGTAGAAAATTTAGGAAGCGGCTTAGCACCAAACAGGAAAACAATCACCCAAATTATAGATACAACAGGTTACTATTACAAAGACTTTAAAGAAGATTTAGAGATTACTAACACCTTCAATATAGGAAATGCAACCATACCTGTAATTGGTCATGGAAGTAGCCCAATAGAAGGAACTACTTTAACTTCTTTTGATAATGGGAACGGAACTGTCGCTTTTTATGTGACTCCTGAATTGGGAGTTGTGTCGACCTACACTCCAGTATCGCCCAATACAGATACAGTGCAGATGAATATATCTAATAGTGGATTTAATGTATTTTTAACAAATGGTACTTCAAATCCAATTGGCACTCAATTTAATGTAAGCGATGATAATGATGGTGGTGTTGGCGGTTTAGTATATAGTAGTAGTGTCACCACATTACAAGCTAATAATAGTGGATTAGAATTCAATAACGCTAAAGATGACTTTAGAATAGGTTCGGGTATAAGCTCAAGTCAATTGTATTATCAAGGAAATGATAAATTTGAAATACTTGATAATCAATTAGAATGGTTAGGGTCAGCAGGTGCATCCATAAATGCGATTGGTACAGAATTAAGTTATCTCACTGATAAAGGAAGCTCGTTTGTATCAGGTGATGATACTGGATTAGGTTTATATTATGATGGAGTGGGTGGTTCCACCTTTCAATCTGATTCAGATAAATTATATTATAGCAATAATAATATAAAATTAGCTTTAGGAGGTCTTGGGGCCAATTCAGGTAAATTTATATTCGCAGGTGATGATCAATTTTTAATTGGAGATGATCAACTTAGTTGGCAAGGTTCTGCAGGTGCATCCATAAATGCGAATGGAACCTCTTTCAGTATTTCATCTGATACAGGCACTTTACTACAAATAGATGATACTGGGGTGTATGATGGCAGTAATAATTACTACACAAAACTTATGACTACTGTACCAACTTCATCTAATTCACCGGGAACTTCTCATGAGATTGCGGTTGATGCTACTTACATATATTGGTATACAGGTACTCAATGGCTGAGAGCAATTGGTAGTACATTCTAAAAATCAAATTAATTAATCATATATCAAACAACAATAAAAAAAGCAATTTTAATCATTGGCTTATTGGCCATCACAACATTTTCTTTTGCTCAAACTAAAAAAACGCAATCGTCAACACTGCAACCCAAGTTAACTGACACTGCAAAATCAACAATTCAGCAGGCGCATATCTTGATATAAGGCTCAATAATAGGCCGATGCAAAAGCAGTTTTGGAGGCGCTAACAGCCGGGGATGATTGGAACGAATATATCAGCAAGTGAAATAACAGAAATAAAATGTATATGAAAGATAGTATCAGGTATTTAGTAGCAAGTGGCAAGATCGCATTACTAGTTGGCATGTTGCTGTTATTTGGTGGTGCAGTGCATGCTCAGGGTACATGGCTTGGAGTTACCGGTGCTGCGCAGTATAATTCAACAACTAATGCCTATCGGTGGAATTTTGGAGCGAATGGCTTGTTTTCACCTTATGATTTGTTTTTAAAGAAAACGGATAGCTTAAGCACCGTACCCGGTGACTATGTAAAGCATAACTTTTTAAGCGCACAAAATTATTTAGATTCTGCAAATAATGGTCTAACTAGAAACGGGGCAATCATTGGGTTAGGTGGATTATTGACATCTGATGTTGCCATTAATAACAATCATCATAATTTATTGCTTGGCAACAATACGCTCTCAAGTATTGGTTTAGGGGATAGTTATATTGGTTTAACTTCACAAGATGGTTCGTCGGATGCCACGCAATTAGCTATTAGTCCTATTTATGCTCAGCTTACAGTCGGAACCAACGGACTTGGGGCTTCTGAGCTCACTATGTACAACAATAGCTTACAGTTAACAAGGAGTCTATTAACTGGTAGAGATCCTGCCGAAACACTTGTTTTAGGAGGTGGTACTCCTAATAATCAATATAACGACAATATAGTTATTGTAGATCAAATACACAATGTGGGCATATTAGAAGATGCTGATTATTCTACAAATATATTACTTGATTCACTTGCTTTAACTACAACTAAGGCAGTAAAATCATTATTAAGCGGTTATGCACCTGCAACTGGTGGAACCAATTATATTCAAAATGGCACTAGCATAAATACACCACAAACGGCTCAATTTACTATTACAGGCGAGGGTTTTTTTACTAATCCTTCTAATACCGATTACGGAGTTGCTATCGCTGGTAAAAACTCGAGCACAAGTCAGGCTGAAATTGATATTTATAACGATAATATAGTATCAGCATATATTAGAAATAAAACATTTGGCTTTGCTGACTTTTCGAATATAACACCCGGTATATATGGCTGGACTATGGGATATAACACGGCTACGGGTTCAACAGATATTAATGGCCGCACTCATTTTAAAGATAGTGTAACTACTAATCAAGTCCCGATTAATCCATACGATGTAGTAAATAAAGCTTATGCTGATGCAAATTATGTTGCGAACAATTCATTGGGTCTACAAAGTGTTATGGCTGTTGGAGACACCTCGAACATACCGATGTACTTAAAAAGCCCAGGTGGTACATCAACTCAACCAATCTCGTTATTTGCTGTAAATACGTTCGGTGATTCTATAACAGCAGGAACGGGGGCTAGTATTCCCGCGAACGATTATATTTCATTATTATCCGAATTTACAGGATGGTCATTTAAAAACAATGCGGTTGGTTATAGCATGGTGCCCGACCAAGCTCCTTATGTTTTTGCTACTAATATATATAGTAATAGTATTTCTACGTTGATGCTTGGCACAAATGACCAGTATCATTATGGAATAGATTCAACTCGACTAGCAGTTTATAAAACAGGGCATGAAGCATTACTTGCTTATCTCGCTATTCCAGCCTCTCAAAAGATTTTAGGGGGTAGTCCCTCAGTTACATATACAGGATCATGGGCACCCGCAAGTTGGATAGGGATGTATACTCAGGCAAACGGGGCTACAGCAACATTTACTGTAACCGGTACATCTGTATTGATAGGAACAAAGCAAGGAGCAGCCTATACAGGTACATATAGTATTACAATTGATGGTACTAATGAAGGTACATTTAGTTCTGTATGTCCATCACTTAACACTATTTTAGGTAATACTTTTGGGCCTAAACTTCAAATTTTCTCAGGGTTATCTGATGGTGCACATACAGTTGTATTAACTAAACTGGATGCAAATCCATACTTGTTTTTTGACTGGGCTGCAGGTGTTGGAGGAAGTGGAGTAGCTGGTAGTAGTGTAGTTTATGTGAGTAATATTTACCACATGAGTGCAGCTGCTTATGCTTCATTAGGAGGCAGTTCTGCAAATACAGATAGTTATAATGCAGCAATTGCATCTAACGTATCTACCCTATCAGCATTAGGCTTACATGTAATTCTAGCAGATTGTAGTACTCCAATGAATACTGCAACTGATTTAGCGCCTGAGGGATTACATCCAAATGATGCAGGTCACCAGGTAATAGCCACAGCATTTGAAGCTGTTATTAACACTTCGCTGGGGGGATTATTTGTACATAATGATAATCTAAATTCTTCATCTACTTATAATAATGGGTTACTAACTACCATTAAGAACACAAATTCAGGACCCGCGGCAGCTGTTGGGTTACAATTAGGCAATGACGCTAATCAAAGTGGATTCTTGCTTAGAACAAGTACCGGTTATACAAGTGGGTTAACTCCAAATACTTTTTATTTAATTAACTCAAATGATATAGCTTTCTCATTAAATGGCTCAGAGGCAATGCGTTTATCTGCATCTTCAGGTAATGCGACGATTGATAATAGTCTGAATGTTAATGGAACTTTTACTTCTCCTAATATATCAGGAATATTTAATACATCTAATAGTATTTATAATAATTCAGCTTTTATAGGCGTTTCAAAACCGCAAAACTTTACTGGTCGAGGTGTTTTTGTACTTGGTGCTGAAAATGGAGGTACTAACGGAGTAACAGCAGGAGCGCTTACTTCAAGTCAAGGAACTTTTATTACGGGTAGTGGGACTGCTATTACCCTAAGTTCAGGTTCTTTTGATGCTATAATTGGTGATTTAAATCTACCTAGTTATAATGGCAACTATACTGTATCTATAGGTTGGCATAATGGGTCAGGCCCAACACCAACAACATCAGGGGATTATAATACATTAATAGGCCCACAAATTTATACTCCTGCTACTGTAACGAACTCAACAGGGTTAGGTAATGGCGCTTTAATAACAGCTAGTAACCAAATGGTTTTTGGCAATACAAGTGTAACAGCTAATATTTTTAACGGAAGCATTACGACAACCGGTGCCGGTGTTTTTGGTTCACTTGGCTTAACTTCTACCCAAACTTCAGTAGCAGGAAGTACAAGTGGTACTGCAAAATTCAGCGAACCATTTGCAGGCACATCTTATAAAAAGGTGGTGATTTATTTATCTGCATTATCAGGTACAGCATCCTACACTTTTCCAACTGCTTTTGCCAATACTCCGGCAATAGTAACTACTAACAGCGTTGCATCAAGCGCGGTCACATCTCTATCAACAACTGCTATAACGGTAACAGGTGCTCCAACAACAGGCACAATATTATTAGAAGGCTATTAATAATTAACTAATCATATATCAAAAACAACAATGAAAAAAGCAATTTTAATCATCGGGCTAATGGCCATTACAACAATTTCATTTGCTCAAACTAAAAAAACGCAATTATCACCAACGCAAACCAAACTAACCGATACAGCAAAATCAGCTATTCAGCAAGTTCCATATCTTGATATAAGGCTCAATAATGAGGCTGATGCAAAAGCAGTTTTGGAGGCGCTAACCGCCGGTTATAAATCAATGGTTGAGAGCGAAAATATTAGTGCTAAAGATTTCACACATGCTCAGCAGGCATATACTTATCTGTCAACCATAATATATAAAAAATGGCCGGATCTGATTCCAGAGCAAACAAAACAACAATAGGCGGCACAAGCACATGGTATTAAACTGGATGTATTTATGTGCCGGGGATGATTGAAACTAATATATCAGTAAGTGAAATAACAGAAATAAAATGTATATGAAAGATAGTATCAAGTATTTAGTAGCAAGTAGCAAGATCGGGTTCCTAATTTGCCTGTTCCTTTTAATTGGCGAGGTGGCCCATGCGCAGGAAACCTGGCTTGGGGTTACTGGTATTGCGCAGTATAATTCAACAACTAATGCTTATCGGTGGAATTTTGGAACGAATGGCTTGTTTTCGCCCTATGATCTGTTTTTAAATAAGGCCGATAGCTTAACTACTGTTACAAGTGATTATGTAACACAAGGCCTTTTTAGAAATTTCTTGAACGGAAACGGGTTTATAGCGAATAACTCTAACATAAATACACCTCAAACTGCTAATTTTAATATTACTGGCGAGGGCTTATTCCTGGCTGGAAACGGTACAGGTGTGTCTGTTAAATCAGGCATAGGCGGAGGCAATTTGGCAGAGGTGGATATTTATAACTCGTCTGGTACAGTATCCTCGTATTATAGAAACGCATCATTGGGTTTTGCAGATTTTACCGAACATACGCCTGGAGTATTCGGATGGCAGATGACTTATAACACGACTACTGGCGCAACCGATTTTACAGGACGAACCCATTTTAAAGATAGTGTAACTACAAATCAGTTGCCTGTTAATCCTTATGATGTTGTAAATAAAGCTTACATAGATAGTTTATTTAACTCTAGTGGGCCATCTAGTACCTTAATTACAAGAGAAGCCCCAAGCGGGGTTCAGAACGGTATTAATGAGGTATTCACCTTAGTTAATATACCAATAATTGGTAGTGAGTCCGTATTTCTTAATGGGGTATTACAAGATGAAGGTGTAGGCGAAGATTACACAATTAGTGGAAGTACAATAACTTTCTTGAGCACTATTCAACCTACAGATAAAATAAGAGTTAATTATTCAATTATTTATTAAATAAGCTTATGAGCACCACACAACTTAATTTCAGCCAAATTCCGTCGAATGTAATTGATATTTTATATAGTAATTTAGTAGCTGCAATCAGTGCATCTACTTTAATTAAAGGTGAATATTATAGAATTACAGATTATCAGACTGTACATAACTTACCTAATGTTAGTCCAATTGTAGTTAATACAGGTCCAATTGAAGCTATAATAGTATTTGCACTGAATAATAATACTATATCTTGTGAAGCTAGATCTGAATCATTTCCTAGTGATATAATTTCTTATACTATAAATAATAGTTCTATCCCAGGTGCAACTAAAGGAGTTATTTATAGAAGAATTGATGCATACTATAATGTAGATGTACCTAATGACTTTAGAAATGTACATTATAGGAGATGGAAATTTAATCCACCAGCATTTAACTCAGCTTCAGCATATAATCAATTAGATCCAACTTTAGGCACTGATGGAGCTGTATACTACTGTTTAAAACCAGGTGGATTCACTGCAGGTACAGCTACTAATCCTACATCTACTGATGATAATTGGGTACAAGTATATCCAAATAATAATCACTATACTGCATATGAGAATACACCTAATCCAGGTGGTTTAGCTTTCATTTCTAACAATAGGAATGTCTCACCTAACATTAGTTACTGTCCTTTAACTAGTACTACAGATTTCTTAGATAGTACTTTATTTCAAAGTTATAATACTAATGGAGTAAGTTATACTAATATTAAATTTAAAGATTCAGGTAACCATACTCAAACTGCTCAGTTACTTGATCTTGTAGTATATGCTGACTCAGGTGCAGTAGGATTGTTTGACTGTGAATTTGGGTGGTTTAATAGCTCAGACTCAAATTATTCTATGGGTACTATAGTCTTAGCTTCAGGTGCATATATTAATCACATGAATTTACGTGATGGAATATATTACTCTGTTATTCAAGTAGCTCAAAATGGATTTATAGCTTTATTTGATAGTAATCAACAAATGTATGGTGTAAATATTAATACAAGTCTGATGCAGCAAGTAACTGGAAGTTTTCAATACTGTACTATAAGGAGTACATTTTCTCATTACTTCTCACAAAATTCAACATGTTTCTGTGTATTTCCTAACTATGTTAAAGAAATTTATGCACTAGGAGGGTTAGGTAATTTAATATTCAATACATCATCTGCTTTTTATAATAATTCATTTCTTCAGAATTTTGGTCAAGAATGGTATAGTGACGGTGCTTATGCTGGATCAGCTAGACAAGTCAATGTCACAGCCCCAATTATATATAAGACTGTATTAGGTAACTTCGCTGATCAGTATGGAGTATGGGCACCTTTATCACAGATGGTGGCTCAAATGAGTGGTAGACATATTTCTTATGCATATGAACCACCTGCAAGTAAAACTGTAATTGATATTACTACGGGTACTCCTACTGTAGTTACTTGGCAAGTTAATTTAGTAGGTATAAATCTAACTGATATGGGCGGTACAGGTACATCTGCATTTCCGTACCCTACTACTCTAGAGTATATGACTTACTTCACTGCTCATGGAAATGATTTTCAAGTGCAGCAGAAAGATTTAATATCAGGTGTATGGACTCCTAATAATAATCCAACATATACTATTGATTCAGTTGACGAAAATAATAATATAACTCAATGCACATTCCACCCTAATACTGCAACGGGGGTTACTGAAACTAGATTTATAATAGTATAGTTTATCAAATAAATAAAAAACAATAATATGAAAAATTGCAAAACCACGCTTTTCGGGATTGGCTCGGCATTCGTCCTGGTATTAGTAACATTTTTAGTAAAACGCTCTGTTGACCCTGAAACAATGGCTATTGCTATTGGCTTGGTTGGTGTTGGTTGGTCGGCTAAAGATGCACCGATAGTAATTCAGAGCCTAGCAGATACAGCGTCTGAAATACCATTGCTTAAAACATCCGCCGGACAGCAGATTGTGGGATTAGGAGATTCAGTAATTGATTTGACATCAGCCTCACATCCTACAAATATATTGTTAAGTGATATTAAAACAGGTATTGACACCTTAAATCAAAACATAAGTGCAGCACCAGCAGCGCCATCTGTTGTAACTATTACCGATACAAATGATGCACCGGCTGCCACTGAAGAAGTTGCTCCGGTTATAGCTGAGCCTACTAATCTTGAAAAAGCACAAATAGCATTACAGGCCGCTCAGGACTTGGTAAGCTCATTGACAATTGCTCCTCCTAAAGCATCCATTGCTGCATAATGGCTGACTTCGGCATCGCATTTAGAATAACTATCCTCGGGAATGAGGGTGGTTATAATCCCGGTATCGGCGAAAAGGAAACTTATCGAGGCATTGACCGTGGCGCTAACCCCGGATGGGCGGGCTGGAAAATTGTGGACGTGTACAAAAGGGATAACCCCGGCACATCAGAGGCTAAGCTGAATGTTTTGCTTTCGCAGAATAACGCGCTGCAACTTAATATTCAACAATTTTATAAAGAAGGATATTGGGATGTAGTAAATCTGGATAAAGCTATTGATCAGCAATTGGCCAACAACTTGTTTGATTGTTCGGTGAACCAGGGTGAAGGAATGGCGCGCAAGTTTATGCAGCTGGCTTGTAACCAGGTAATGACCTATACGCATTCGACTTTAAAGATGCTGGTTGTGGATAGGGTGATTGGCCCGGCTACGTTAGCGGCTTTTAACAGCTTGCCACCGGCAGATCTGATGCAGGAAATTAACGTTGAGCGCTTAAATAGCTATAAGCTTGATGCTGGCTGGAACGAATGGAACCACGTTTGGGAGAAACGATTATTGAATTACGTATAAAGCATACTTGAATGACTCAGATTGAGAATGAGCAGATTAAACAATTAACAAACCAGGTTGAAAATTTGAATTCATCGGTAGAACAGATAAAAACTGCTTTGTTGGGCAATGAATATAATAAGGATGGTGGGCTTGTTGACCGACAAAAAGTTATTGAAATTAAATTGGCTGAGCATGAGGGCTGGATTCAAAAATTTAAATGGATAGGCACTATAGGAATTGGCGCTGCTGCCTTAATTGAATTTATATATCAATTTACCAATATCTTCTCTGCTATTTTTCCGCATCTAAAAAAGTAAGTAATAAATTATTACACATTAAAAACAAAAATCATGAGTCTTTTTTCTTGTTTAAGTAAAGCTGAAAGTAATGTGCAAACTGCACTTGCGAAAGAGTGGGCAGCGGTACCGGCCACTGATCAGAATGTAATATTAGAAATATTACAAATGGCGAATGTTTTAAAAGCCAATAACACGCTTAATGGTGATGCTATTGTAGCTGCTATTACCAAATTATTGGGGCAATCTTTTGTTACCGGTTTCTTAGGTGTGGTAGACAAGGTAGCTGCAAACATTGGTATAGAAGTACCTGCTGCCAGTACCCCAGTACAAACCTTGCAATTGATCGCATCGTCATTAACACCTAAGAGCGGCACCAGTTGGGAGGATGAGGTGTTAAGTATCGCGGTTTATTCATTAACTAATTTAGTACCGGGTGGAGCAATAGTGCGTGCAATTGCAATTCCGTTGGTACAATGGGTTTTTGATAACGTGTTTAATGGGAGCGCTGCTGCCACAGCTTCATTAGCAGTAGCCGCATAAATATAATGCCCGGAGGAAAATAACCCGGTTTGATAGTTGGGAACAAAGTACGCTGACGTTTTCACAAACCAATCAAAATGAAAACAAGGAATTATATTTATATACTATTAGTATGGCTGTTGTTATGCTTAAATGCGGCATATTGTAATGCCCAGAAAACAACCAATGTTGAGGCGGGCACAAAGGCCCGGTTGCAGGATAGTGTGTATAATTCGGCTTATGTGAAGAAGCTTTATGCGCAATACCCTACGGTTAAAAGTGTTTTTTGCAGTGGATGCAGGTTATGGGTAAATCCTTATTTAACATCAATCGCGGATACCGTAAAAGGTTACCCGGTTTGTGAGCATGCAACTTTTACAGCTGCTGATGTGTCGGCTCAAGAAGCAGCCAATATCCCAAGAAGTGGCGTGTATGCGAATTGGAATATAACGCCCGGTGAACCCAACTATGATGAACTATACAGCTACATCAATAGGCTGATTAATAAACCAATGTCGCTTTTTGAAATAGTTTACGGCCATTGTGCCGCAGCATGGATACTGATGGCACATGATAAAAACGGCGCCATATTAAGCAATACAGAAATTTACTGCGAATTTGGTGAATATCAGAGGCAGAATATTGGAACTATGATTTCCAGTGAAGATACTACAAGATTACTTTTAGGCGCCACGCTGAACAAAGTAAAGCATCCCGTATTGGCTGATTCAGTTGAAATATGGGCGGGTTGTGTAAGCTCTGACACCTCGAAAGTTTATAGTTTTAAGGGCTGATCGATCACCATTCCTGACGCTGTTTGAAAAATTATCAAGTTTAACGGTGAGACGGTTTCTTACTGGATGCCGAATAAGGTTACGGAGGATGTAGCATTATTACCCCACAGACACATCAATTATGAGGATTTGGTTAAGAGAATTGGATTTGATCCGGAGCAGGTATTGAAATAGTTTTTTATTAGGGTGAGTTAAAATGAATGCCGGAAGATGCGAGATCGACCGGCATTCATTTTTAGATAACCTTTTACAGTCAAATGCCGTTATAATTATACCTTATCACTTTTTTATATTGAAGTGCAAAAAACATTGTACTTCTGCGAGTTGCCTGATCCGAAATTCTGAAAAAAATTAGCAACACAAAAGGTATCTGTACGCCCAAAATGGCGTAGCTGTGCTTTTGTGTAGCGTGTCCCCTCGGAACGCTTGATCAGGCAAAAGTTAATACTACGTCATTTTTTTTTTGCCTATCCTTGAAAAATTCACAATTACGCGTAAGCTTCAGCTCACGTATATTATCTTCACCTCTCACCGGTTCTGACGAAAGCTATAGTTATTTGCTTAAAATTTGGGATAAAGCATTAATTAATATTCAGGAACAGGTTTATTTGCTTTGCATAAATAACAGTAACGAGGTGATAGGCTGGCGTTGTATAAATACCGGGACTGGTAATGAGACATTATTTGATATCAAATTTGCGTTAAGCTGTTCGCTAAATTGCCTTGCGTCAAAAATAATTATCGCGCACAACCATCCTTCAGGCATATTAAAGCCATCGGGAGGGGATTTAAACATAACTGATCGACTAAGTAAAGCAGCTGAATTGATGGATATAAAGCTACTGGATCATATTATAGTTAACCGTAATAATTATTATTCGTTTAAGGATCATGGGTTGATGAGAGCTTAGAATGTAAGATCCTCCGGGCCGTATACATTCAGGAGCGTAATATCATAATCGCGCTGGTATTGTTTGGTTGATTTTGGGTCGGTATGCCTGGCTTTATGACTGATATCGTAACCATCGATGCCCTTCATTAATAAATGCACGATTCTGGTGTGTTTAAGGCCGTATATTGTAAAATCATCCGATAGCCCAAGTTCGGTGCGTATAGGGCGCCATCGATCAGCAAATAGATCCTTATGGCATTTAAATTCTGAAGGCTCTCCGCCCTTTCCAAAAATGTAAAAGTTGTTAGGTATGGTGTCAAAATTTATAATATCCAGTACTGCTTCAAACTCCGGTTCATAATCCCGGTAAGCCTCGGTGCCGGTTTTATCAAGGTCTGCGGAGAAATGAATGCGTTTTAATGTCCGGTCGATATCACCAACTTTTAATTTCATCAATTCTGTTTTACTCCGTATCATCGTCCAATAAGTGAATTCCATTACGTGGTAAACCAGGAACTCTTCTTTCTCAATTAATTTTGCTTTTACAAGCTCTAATGTCTCCCGATCATACCACCGGTGTTTATGCTTTTGCGTTTTTACCTTTTGAAGCTTACCCCGGATAGGGTTAACAGTAACATATTCTTCCAGCTCCAACCAGTTAAAGAGATTGGTGAGGGTATCCATCTCATTATTAAATGTAGTGGGCTCCCACCCTTTCGCCTTTTTAGCAGCCATGAGTGCCGAAGAGATATCCATGCGGGTTAACTGGCTTACCGGCGTACTGATGGTCTCTAAGTCTTCAAAATACTTTTTAAACCAGCTGGCGGTTACCCGGTAGGTAGATACAGAATTACGATTTCTGGTGCGCTCCATACGGCTTTCAACCCAAAGGTCACAAGCCTTATTGATTGGAGTGAGTTTGCGGCGTTCGGCTTCGGTGAGGGTTGCTTTGGCTGTAATTACAGCCGCTTTTTCTTTTATTATAGTTTCTACAGTTTCCTTACGTTCTGTTATCGCGTTTAACTTAGACAGCGCAAGCTCAAAAGGATTATAATTTAATTTTTCTAATCTATATTTCCACACCTGGCGACATTCTTCCGCGTAAATTTCACGTTCTTCCCCCTGATAACGATTAATATTATCTTTCTTTTTTATTCGTATGCGCCTCCGCGAGTATTTATGCCAAAGCACTTCAGGCACATCATGGTTCCAATAAATGAAATATTCTTTAGGATTTTGACGGTTTATCTGCGGATCACTTGGTGGTTGCATACGTCTGATTAACTTTAAAAGTGTGTCCCGATTGTGTCCCGATTGCAAAAAAACGGGCAT